CCCGGCGGGGGTGGCCGCAGAGGTGGGGGACTTCACCGAGGATGTGGGAGTCGACTTCGAGGATGTGACGATCGGCTTCACGCGCTTGCCCTTGCTGCAACCACAGCCCATGATCAGACCTCCTGATGAACTCGTGCCGCCAGGGTGGTGAGCCGCACCCGCCGGGCGAGCGCGGACAGGTCGTCGGTGGGGGCAGGCGACCGCCGGATAGCGCGTGCCTCGTTCCGACGCTCCCGGGAGATCAGCGACTTGAGGTAGCGCAGATCCTCCGAGGACAGGGCAGCCACCGCCACCGCGGGGAGGCTGTGATGGGTGACCATCCCGGCCGCGACCAACGAGGTGATCGCCCCGGAGGCGACCATGCCGGCCGGGCGGGGAACGGGGAAGCCCGGCACGTTCACGGCCAGCGCCGCCACCAGCTCCAGGTTCGAGCCGATCTGTCGCCAGTCCCCCGAGAGGGGAGCCGCTCGCAGCGCTCGGATCTGATCGGGGGTGGCCGACGGGCGTAGGGAGCCCGCTACCCAGATCCCGTGCGAGTCCTCGCCCACGGCGATGTCAGCGACGACGGCCCCGGTGTTCTCGTAGTGGGCGAGGGTCGCAGCAGGGCTGGCCGCGAGGTTCGCGTGCGTCGTGTCCAGCGTGAGGTGGCCGACCGGGATCTCGGTCCCGCCCTGGGTCCGGATCGCCCCGGTGTGGAAGTAGGCGTACCCAGCTGCGCTGTGTGGCGGGGTGACGCACTCTCCGCTCCCTGCGTGGGAGATGTGGCAGGTCCCCCACAGCGCGAGGTGGCCGAACACCTGGCCCTCGTCTGTGATCGTCAGAGCGGTCGGGGAGGAGAACCGAGGCGCGGAGAACCACTCGGCAGGGGGCTCGATCGGCAGGGCCGGAGATCCGCCGGCAGCGAGCGCTGCACCCTCGTCGAGGGGACCTACCTCGACCAGGCTGTCTGGGTCGGCCGAGATCCGCGCGTCGGCGAACGCGGGGATGTCCACGATCGTGGCGGCCCGGATCCTGGCGGAGGTCGTGACCTGCACCTCGTCGTCCGGGGAGACCTTCATGATCGTGACTCTTCCCTCAGCGTCCCGCTCCAGCTTGGGGACCTTGTCCTCCTCGGGCATGTCGTCGGGATCGGCCATGAGGTCGGCGAGCTGGGCTTCGAGCTGGGCGAAGATGTCACCGGCGATGCGGATCTCGAAGGTCACGGAGTCGAGGTCCATCGAGACGCCGATCCCGCCCTGGGTCTCCAGGGACCGCCGTGCTGCCTCTCGCCCCGCTGCGCTCCCGAGATCGAAGGTGCCCTCGGCATACAGCTCGCCGTTCGGCCGGCGCAGCACGCTCTCTGCGGTCCCGACACTCTGGGCTCCGCTGTGCTGACCGACGTCCTCCAGGACGAAGCGCAGCGGCCACGGTAGCTCCCAGATGAGAGCGTTCCGCTCGATCATGCGACCGTCGCCGGTCATCTGGTTCTCGAAGCCGATCGCCCCTCGCCAGCGCTGCGGGAGGGTACGGGTGGCCGTGACTTCCACAGGGGCGGGAGCCGTCGCCAGCGCGCCCGGCGCGGCGGCGTAGGTAGTGAGGCGGGGCGAGCGCGGCTGAGGCATGCCGCCAGGGTAATGCCCGATCAACGGATCCCGGCAGAGCGAGCGGAAGAACGCCCCAGACCGACGAGGATGCACCGGCAGTTAGCCCGTAGGGAGTGGGGAGCCGCTGGGTCTCCGGGGTACTGCATCGAATACCCGCCGACGATGAACGCCTCCCCGACACGGACGGCCGTCCCGTTGACCGCAGCGTGGGCCGAGCGGGTCCTGGTGTCCCGCACCGCGACCCAGCGCTTACCCGGGTAGTTCATCCGGGCGATCTCGGTCTCGGTCAGGTGGGAGAACAGCGCGGTGGACTCGGTCCGTGCCAGCCTCTCGGCGATCGACTCCCAGCTCACGCCTCGGGAGTCGAGCCCGCCGTCGGCGTCCAGCTCGCGTTGCATCACGCCGCTGTTCGGGTCGAGCGCAGTGAACAACGCCTCCCTGATCGTCTTCCGGTTCCACCGGCTCTGCGTCGCCTCGGTGAACACGTTGACCACGGAGGAGTGGATCTGGGACGGGAGATCCATGGCCGAGATCCGGTCGAGAGTGGCGACGAGGTAGGGGTCGGTGATCCCGAGCCGCTGGGCGGCGGTCTGGCCGATCATCGAGGGCGGGATCGTCGGAAGTGCCGAAGGGGACGGCGAGGACGGGCCGGAGGGGGCGGGCGTCGTCCCGCGCGCCGTGGTGTGGGTCAGGGTCTGCTGGGAGCGCCACAGCGCAGCTCCGGCTCGTTCGACGAACCGGTCCCAGATCCGCAGCACCGCGCCGAGAGTGAACGGGGAGAGCCCGCCGCCCGCCACGAGGACCGGGGAGTCGAGCGCAGCGAACGCCTCCCGTCGAACCCCCACCAAGACCTCGGCGAGCGCGAGCAGAACCTCGGCGTTGACCTCTGCCTCGACCTGCGCCCGCAGGGTGAGCTGCCTCCCTGGTGAGGTGAGGGCCTCGGACAGCTCAGTCGAGGGTGGGGCGGGTGGCGGAGGCGGGGACGAGGGGGGGCTCGTACTCATGGGGACAGTCTCCCAACGGGAGGTGCAGGTGGAGGGATAGGCGCTCGGAGAGCATCGAGACGGTGTGCTGCTGCCCAGTGATCGCCAGGTCGTGGACGTAGCCATCGAGCACGACACCGACCTCAGCGGGATCAAGAGTTCTGGGCCCGCCCCGCGGGGCGTGGACGTCGAGCAGGGCGGGGACCACGTCCCAGGCCCCGCGCAGGGCCTTGGTCACCATCTCGTCCGTCGGAGGCCAGAGCGTGTGAGCGATGTGCCGGGGACGATCCCCCAGGGCCTTCCAACGAGAGCGCTCGACCCGCACGACGTAGCGGCCCAGGGTCTCCAGGGCCTTGAAGACCAGCACGTCGCAGACGGCCAGCAGGATGATCGCACCCTCGGGCGGGGTGAGGGAGTACCCACCGCAGCACGGGCACTTGCCCGGGATCTCGGGGACAGCCGACCCCTTCGCCACGATCACTCGTCCTCCGGTCCCGGAGGAGTCGGCGGGCCGGGCTGGGGCAGGGGGCCTGCGTCGGGCTCGGCGTCGTCCGCGTCGTCCCCGTCCGGAGCAGGGGGACCGGCGAGCGCCGGGGGGATGGTGGCGATCAGGTCGTCGTCCTCGATATCCGGCACCCGGCCTTCGAGCACCGCGCGGATCTGGGCGACGATCTTGGGTAGGCCGGGAGTCGCCATGAGAGTCGGGGACTTCGCGACTAGGTCGAGAGCGAGCTGGACCTCCACCGGTAGCTCGTCCTCACCGGTCGGGGCATCGGCGTCGTCGAACCCGGTGGCCGAGCGCACCGCGGCGTCGGAGATCGCTCCCCGGCTGTGCAGCTCCAGGGCATCCTGCCCTGCCGTGGGCCGGACGACGAGGTGCGCGACGTCGTACCAGATCACGTGCTCTCGGGCCTGGGCCTGGCTCATGCCCTGCTCCAGCAGGATCGGCCACAGATACTGCGTGGTGAGGGCGTCGCAGATCAGCGCCAACGGGGGCTCCAGGTGGGTGGAGACGACGTCGTCCTGGACCAGCCAGGCTCCCCAGTGGTTCATGCCACCGGTCCCGAGCAGGGTCTCCGGAGGAGCGTCGAGCCCGAGCGCGATCCGGCGCAGGGCCTCCTCCACCCGTTCCGCGCTGTGCTCGTCGAGGGGGGAGGCGAACGTCAGATGGCGGATCTTCTCGGCTGCCTCGTCGGGGATCGTGGCGACGAGGGGCACGACCGCCGAGGCCGATGACCGGTCTCGGATCGGAGTGATCATTGCCTCGATGAGGGCATCGGTGAACGGGTCGACCTCCGAGTCCTCGGGCAGGCCCATGGCCACCTTGAGCGCTCTCGCCGCGGTGGACGGCAGGATCAGCAGCCCGGCGCCGGCAAGGCGGGAGTCGATCTCGGCCCCGGTCCGCATGGTCAGCCCGACGAGCTGTCGCATGACCGGTAGGGAGGATCGGGTCGGGGAGTCGGCCTCCCACCAGCGCCGGGGGTGCGAGCGCCATACCCGGATCAGGAAGATGTCGTCCGGCCTGCAAGCCAGCACCTCGTCGGGGGATCCGCCGAGTCGAAGCTGCACCTCACCGGAGCCGGAGAGGATGACCTCGCTCACCGAGAGCATCCGCCAGTCCAGCTCCTCGACCGGGAGTGTCTCCGGTCCGCCCCGGCCGTCATCAGCCCCGGAGGTGGGGGCGATCGCCGTCCGAATGAGCATGCGGCCGGTGACTCCGGGGACCGGGGAGTCCTCGCGCGGTGGGGTGAGCTGTAGGGCCGCGGGGAGTAGGTGCCGAGGGATCCCGACCAGCCACCCGTCGCCGGCCACGAACAGGTTGATCCCGAGCCGGGTGACGAGCTGACCCCGCGCGCTCGGGGTTCCACCGATCGAATCCAAGACCGAGGAGATCTCGTCATCCTCGATCGGGATCGGGTCCTCAGTCGGATCGGGGGGAAGCTTCCCCACGAAGAACCGCGCTCGCCCCATCCGCGCGGCCAGGGTCGTTGCCAGGAACCGCAACTCCCCGATCAGGTCGTACATCTCCCAGGCGTCCTCTTGCCACCCCTGGGCCTGCCCCCACCCGGC